TTTGGCTTTTTAGGCCCAAATAAGCCGTGCGCTGGCCCTTCTCGGCAGGGTAGTGTCTTTGCCTCTAGAACTAACAAAGGAATTACCTATGAGTGATGCTGGCAGAGCATACGTAGAAAAGCACTCCCCCTACACCGGGACTATGTTTCTAATTCACCTACGACTCGGCAATATCGAAAACGACACTTACAACCACCGGCTCTTCATCGCTGACGAAAATCTTGCGAAGTTGTGTCGCTGCTCAACCAAATCAGTTCAGCGCGCAAAAGCACAAATGGTCGAAGATGGATTCTTGCGTTTATTGCGCCCCGCATCAGGTCGCAGAGTGGCCGAATATGAGTTTCTTTTCCCACAAACTGATGTGGATATCACCCCGGATTTTGTTCCCGAAGAGGAAGAAATAGGTGGACATTTTGTCCGAATAGGTGGACATCCTGTCCGAATAGGTGGACATTTCGTCCCTTCTGAAGAGGACTCACCTCTTTATATAAATAAACAGAAAGAAAGTACTAAAAGTACTTCCCCCGCTTCTAAAAAAGCGGAGAAAGCAAAAAAGGAATCGGAATACGAATCTGTCTTCAACGACCTTTGGGAAATATACCCCCGCAAGGTAGGTCGCTCGGCAGCACTACAAGCACTAAAGTCCGTACTTCGCTCTGGGGTATCACCAGCAGAATTGAGAGAAGCAGTTGTAAATTATGCCGCTTTCAGAAAAGGCAAGGAAATCGAATACACACTCCACGCCTCGACTTTCTTCGGCCCTAAGCAACGCTGGAAAGATTATCTTTCTGACGGTGAGGGTCTAAAGACCGACACCAAGAAGCCAAAGGGCTTTAGCGGTATCGAAGAGTTCCTACAGAGGGGCGAATAATGGAACGGATTGACACAGCAAAAGTTTGCGCTCTCCTATCGGCGGCGTTTCCAAATCTCACTATGAGTGCTGAAACGGTGGAGATGTGGAATGCGATGCTCGGAGACTTAGATGTCGGGCTCGTGTTTAGGGCCGCCCAAGATTGGATTCTCAAAGAAGAGCGATACCCCACGATTGCGGGCATCCGAAAGCGCTGTGCTGAAATCGCTGGCGTGTTATCTATGAGTGCCAACGAAGCGTGGGCCGAAGTAGCAGATGCCGTTGAGCGATACGGATTACACAATTGGCAAAACCTCTCACGGCCACCTTGGTCGAACGAAGCAATTTCCAAAACCGTAAAAGCAATCGGCTGGTGGGAGATTTGCCAGACGGATAATCCCTCAACTGTCCGAGCGCAATTTATCAAAATGTATAACGAGTTCTCCGAGAAGAACAACAACGAAGTTCTTTTCAGCAGTGGATTTGCTCTAGGGGCTGGGCCTGTAAGTGTGCCGGGTATCACTATGGTAAGTTCTAATAACCAAAACGCACTAGCAAGGGGCGAACAATGACCACTACACCTATCAAGCCATCCGAGCGATTCCTCGCACTAAGCACTAAGACCAAGTGGGTCGCCGCAGTGGTCTTCGCTCTAGTAGCAACGATTCTTCTTATGTCGGCTGGCGTCATTAGCACCTCTGGCCCAACGACTACTACCACCACAAAGGCACAAGCAGAAGCGGCTATGTGGAAGATTTGGAAGCCAACTTTCGTTGTTGCTGAAAAGCACACTCTTGCGGATTACAACAATACACAGAAAGCACTCGCCGCTAACAATGTCACTACCACCAACAAATACTTCGTTCGTTTGTCGGAAGATATAAACGCACTCAACAATGCGATTGGTTCACCAAGCAAAACCCTTAACCAAGCGATTGCGGCACAAGCACAAGCACTTGAGGGTTTGACAGTTATTGGATTGAGCGTGATTGAGAACACCTCACAACTCCCCGCTTTCCAAACGGAAGTAGCGAAGTATTTGGCCGCCGAGAAGACGGTCCAAACTATCTACACAACCGATAACGCTATCTACACCACTAAGTAGTGGACATCAAGCGTTGCGGTTCGTGTAGGGAACTGCTCCCTACTAGTGACTTCATACCTCGCCGTGACAAGCCAGAAAAGTTCTTGCCTCGTTGTAAGAACTGCCGTAGTGCTGAAACGAAAACCAAAGCCCTAAAGCGCAAGCCGTTGGAACGCAAGCCAACGCAGATGAAGCGAACTCGGCTCAACCCCATAAGCGACAAACGCCGTGAGGTGAATACCAAACGCCGAGAGGCGATGCTCGAGCACTTCGGCAAGCGTGAGACTTGGAAGTGTTCAGTTAGAGAGATAATCGGAACACCTTGCTTCGGAGATGTAAACGGTCACGAAATCCTTTCACGCGCTCGGTCGGGCCAAAGCGATGCGAACCTCTTGGATATGTCGGGGATTATCCTCGTTTGTAATCACCACAACTCGTGGATAGAAGATAACCCCACCAAAGCCCACGAACTCGGATTAACCAAGCACTCTTGGGAATAACCAAAATCAAAAAAATCTAAATCGGGCTCTATTATTGGGGCTATGAGCAACGCCTTTTCTTCAGACGAACTTCTTGCCAACCAAGGCATCTACTCTCGTGTCAGCAAAAACGCTGTTTTAATTGGCGCAGCCGTTGCCTACGGTATGAAAAGGCACGATGAACTCCAAAGCCAAATCCACGAATACAACAAAAAAGTTGATGCCGCAGTAAAGAAGTATCCAAACGCCGTAAGGGTTAATACGACCGAGGCGGAGGCTTATGGTGTACGCGCTCGCCCCGCCGTTAAAAGCGAACTTAAGAATATGCGCGATGAATCAGTTAGCACTATTAGCGGGCTGAAAAGCAAACTCCAAAATCACATTGACGCCGCCAATGACCACGCTTCCAAATCGGGGGATGGTCTAACAGGAAAAGTTCACGCCGTTCTTGCCGGACACCACCTCGATGCGGCAAAGGAAGTCGTTGGCAAAATCAAAGACGAACAGAAAAACCTTAAGGAAATTAATAACGACCTAAACGACCGTTATCAGGTTTCAGCAAATCGTGAGTCTCGTGAGGCCGCTGCTGGCGTTTCTGTTCCAAAGGGAACCGGTAAGGTCGGCGCACAGCAAGGCCACCCATTCTACGGCAACCAACACGCCTCTGGAAACTAATGCCGAATCCGTTCTTAGCGGAAGAACTTTTAGGCGGCCAAGGCATTTACGCCCGGGTTGAGAAGTTGGGTCATTCAGCAGAGTGGCACGAGGAAACTGCCCGAATAAACCTTGCTGATGCAAAAGAAAGCGATAAGAAAATCGCAGCGGAAAAAGAAAAGGCTAAGACCGCAACTAACCCGATTGCTCAAAAACTACACGCCAGCAATATTTCTCAATACGAAGCGGATGCACACGCAAGCCGCGCTTTCGCACAAGAAAACCTTGACCGAGCAAAAGCAATTAGACAGAGTGGCGGTAAAGACGATGATGCTCACGAACTACTAGGGAATATCAAAACCGGACTCAAAAACATTTTTTACGGAACGCCCCTGCCCCGATACCAATCAACCGACCGCTACTCAACTGGCCCGAGCACGACACCACAAGGAACGGGTGGTAAAGTTGGCGCACAAGAAGGCCACCCTTTTTACGGAAACCAACACGCTTCTGGAAACTAACTGACGAGGCTAAACAACAAGTCCTTGCCTAAAACAGGGTTTGCTGTTCCACCTGCGACTTAGCCCACTCAACACGGGCTTCAATAATCGGGTGGTAATCGGGCGTGAGTTCGCACCCTATCCACTCACAGCCCTCTAAAACGGCTGCTACGGCGGTTGTTCCTGAACCCAAGAACGGGTCAAGGACAGTGCCGTTGGGCGGTGTCACCAACTTAATCAAGTAGCGCATAAGGGCAAGTGGCTTGACTGTGGGGTGGAAGTTGGCGGTGACTTTGGAACGGGTTTTGTACGGCACTTGCATAGCGTCTTGACCCTCGTCACGCCCTGTCAGCATTTGTTCAGGCAACCCCTCTAGCCCTGCGTTGCGCTCTGCCTTGCTTGCTTTAGCGCAGTAGAAGAAGCGGCCTGCGGAACCTTCGCTGGCGTCGGACTTGCTGGTTTTATAAAGCGTTGGCTCTCCATCATTGTTGAAGTGCCTTGCTCCTGCCGTAGGATTCCAAGTCCCACCCTTAGCATCAGGGAACCCTGCCAGCACTTCCTCACTACCATCGTGGATTACGTTGGCGGGCCAGCGACCCTTAGTGTCTTTTTGCCACTCAACACCTGAAGCGTCACCACCACCGAAGCCAATGCCCCCGTTGCCGAAGCCGCCAACCTTGATTTCCCCGTCTTGCAAGCCCACCCTCGACCCGTCAATGTTCAGCGCCCCCGTTCCGTAGGTCAGAATATTATTAGCCACCGTGCCGATTAGGGGTTTGCGAGCGACAACGATAGGTTCGTGCGCGGGCTTGAGTGCCGTTCCCCAGCCTTGCCAGCGTTGGGCTTCGGCGGTGGCTGGGGCGGTGATAGACACCTCCATTTGCCCAGAAGCGCAGTCAATGTGATTTCGTCCTTCCGAACGTGGTGCGTTTGCCTTCCTAGTTATTTTTTTGCCGACAACTTCACGCTCTGCACCGGCCGACTTGTCTATGGCCTTGCTCACGTCCAGCGATTTTGGAAACCCCGAACCGTAAATCCACATAATTTGGTCACGTATCTCAAACCCAGCGTCTTCAACGGCGCAAGCGAGGCGGTGATAAGTGCGACTACCGCCAAATGCCAAGAGGTGTCCACCGGGTTTGAGAACCCGTAAGCACTCTTTCCAAACCTCAACATTGTAAGCAATGCCCGTGCTATCCCACGACTTCCCCATAAATCCGAGTTCGTATGGGGGGTCGGTCACAACTGCGTCAATTGAGTTGTCGGGTAAAGATTTCAGTGTCTCTAGGCAATTTCCTTTTAGCAACATAAACTAAACACTAACAGAGTCAACACTGCCCACGCTCTATCTAAACGGCATTTTCCAAAGTCGGGTGTAGATTTGTGTGAGAAACGCACCCCCGAAAGGCAATCTTGTGGAAAAGGATTTCAGCATCAAGTCATTGTTGGGAATAACCAAAATCAAACCAACCTGTGTCACTCAACTTGCCCCTGCTGAAATCAAGCGCGGAATGACCGGATGGGCTCGCACCGATGGCACTATGGGAATGCTTATCCGTGTCGGTGAGAAGTTGCGTTGGAAAGACGGCAAATACAACCACTGCTTTACCGTCATTACCGAGGGCGAAACCTACGAGGAAATCATTATCGTTCAGGCGACGATGAAAGGCGTTCTTCGCTCGACCCTCGCAAGTCTGATTGCCACCTCGGAAGTTATTTCTTTCTTCGATATCACCACTCTTGGCGGCGACCCCGAAAAGGCCGCCTTCTTTGCCGAGCAACAGGTAGGCAAGAAGTATGGCCTACTCTCGGACATCTGTATCGGAATCGACATCATTACCCCATATTGGTTCTTCGAGGCTCGCCGTGAGGGAACTTGGATTTGTTCAGCACTCGCCCACGAAGCGATGCGCTACGCCGGTATCTACTTTGATGTTCCTGATATTTATATGGTTTCTCCGACCGGGCTACAACTTCTTTGTAAGATTTCTTGATTTAGCCCCTAAAGGTTGCTATAGTCACCTCTACGAATAAAAGGCGTGGAGGTAAAGATGCCAAAAGACAAAGACCCATTTCGCAATAACTTCTATCCAATCAGGAAGAACGAAATGCCAGAATCAGCCGACAAGCG